GCGCTGGGCCACCCCCCCACCCCCGTTCCCCAAATACCCCGGGAAGGCCTGGCGGCGGCCAGGGGGGCATCGGGACGAGTGCAAATCGGGCCCCAATAAGAAAGGGCGCGAACGGCAGCCCCGCTACCGTGCAGAACAAAAATAATTAATACGGCGGGCTTGTCCCGCCATTTTTGGGAGACATGACGATGAAAGAACATTACCGACTAACCAAGCTGGGCGAATGTAAACCGGGCGATCGCGTATGGTTTATCGCGGGCATGAATGATCCGCTGCCGTTGACGGTGTGCTGGCAAAAATTTAAGAGCTTCCGGGCTACCGGTGTGCACATCGGACACGCCACCAACTACGACGCTACAAAAAGGAACTGGAACAGTGAAACCGAAGTCTGGAAAAAGGCGGAATAAAGAAATGGCACGATTCCGACGCCGCGAATATCAGAAGTTGATAACCGCGTTCATCCTCAAGCATAAGCGATGTAATATCTGGGCGACAATGGGATCCGGTAAAACCGGCGCGACAATGTGGGCGCTGAATAAAATGTTCCAGACTGGCGTCCTGTCCCATCATGAGGACCGCGTACTGGTGCTGGCCCCGCTGCGTGTTGCGTCGGGTACATGGCCCCCGGAACAGGAGAAATGGCGATTCTCATCCCTGCTGGTCGTAGACGGCACCGGGCCGGAGAAGGACCGTATTGCGGCGCTTGAGAGCGACGCTAACGTGGTTTGTGTTAACTACGATGTGGTTGAGTGGCTGGTCGACTATTACGGCGATGCGTGGCCCTTTACGGTCGTTGTTGCCGATGAATCGACTAAGCTGAAAGGCTATCGTAGCAAGCAGGGGAGCAAGCGCGCCCGCGCACTGGCAGCGATTGCACATAAACACGTCAAGCGCTGGATTAACCTAACTGGCACACCAGCGCCAAACGGGCTAAAAGACTTATGGGGTCAGACGTGGTTTGTCGACGGTGGCGAACGCCTCGGAAGTAGCTATAAGGCATTTACCGACCGCTGGTTTATTAGCAAGCCTGTTAAGCCTGGCAGCTTCACTATGCAGCACGCTCCGCTAAAGAACTCAGAGAAAGAGATACAACAACGTCTGTCAGATGTATCCCTCACCGTTGACGCGGCAGAATACTTCGGATGTGACAAGCCAATCTATACGCCGGTTGTTGTGGACCTGCCGAAGAAAGCCCGCAAGATTTATGACCAGTTCGAAGCGGAGCTATTTGCGGAACTGGAAAGCGGAACAGTGGAGGCGGCTAACGCCGCGTCGAAGACTATTAAGTGCCTTCAGCTTGCTTCTGGGGCCGTATATAAGGTGGACGAAGACGGCGAACGGACCGACGAGTGGGTGAAGATTCACGACGCCAAACTGGACGCGCTGGAAAGTATCGTGGAGGAGTTGAACGGCGCGCCGTTGCTCGTTGCGTATCAGTATAAGCATGACCTGGCACGTCTTAAGAAGAAATTTCCGCACGGCGTTGCGTTGGGTAAAGGTAAGCAGGGCAATAAGGATATGGAAGCGTGGAACAGGGGCGAGATCCCCATCATGTTTGCACACCCGGCATCGGCAGGCCACGGCCTTAACTTGCAGGACGGCGGACATCACCTGGCAATCTTCTCCGATACCTGGAACTTTGAGCACTTTTCGCAGATCGTTGAACGTATCGGGCCGGTTCGCCAGATGCAGGCCGGACACCCTCGACCGGTATTCGTCTACATTATCCAGGCGCGCGGAACACTGGACGAATTGGTCGCCGAGCGTCGCGACAGTAAGCGAGATATACAGGACGACTTGATGGAATACATGAAAGCTAAAAAGGCGCGCAAATGACTATTGCTAAAATGACAATCTGGTCATTGTTTGACGGCAGCGGCTTGATGATTGAGCGTGCTGCCGAGATGGGGCATAAGTGTTATTGCTTCAACTACTCCGAAGCCGACCACGGGTCTTACCTTGACTACCGGATTTATGGTCGCGGAATCCGGTATCGCAACGAGTTTATCGATCTGGACTTTGTAGACCGCGCGATGAATGGCGATTTCGGTACGCCAGATATCATCTACGCATTCCCGCCGTGTACTGATCTGGCGGTGAGCGGTGCGCCAGCTTTCCCGCGCAAACGCGCCCGCGACCCGGCCTTCCAGCTTAAGGCGGTGCGCACCGCGAAGATCGCAGCTTACCTGGGTGACTTCTTCGAAGTGCCATATATGATTGAGAATCCGCGCAGTGTGCTTTCCACCCAGTGGCGTAAGCCGGACCACTCGTTTGATCCGTGGGAGTATGGGGGATATCTGCCGGAGGATGACGTACACCCGCTCTTCCCTGAATACATCAACTCCCGCGATTCATATCCGAAGCTGACCTGCTTATGGACCGGCAACGGCTTCCGTATGCCAGAGAAGAAACCTGTTTTCGTTGAAAAAGGGTACTCGAAGCAGTATAGTCGCCTCGGAGGCAAATCAGCCCGCACAAAATTAATCCGGTCGCTCACCCCGAGAGGCTTCGCGATAGCGGTCAATGAGGAAAATTTAAAATGAATACTACATTCGAAGCCATTGATTTTTCGGTTGCAATGACTAACCAGTTATTCTCCTACGACAGCAAAACCGGCGTCATTCGTCTGAAGTCCACCGGCTGCAAAATTGGCAACCTTAACACTGCCGATGGCGGCACGCGCATCGAATGCAACGGCAAAACTCTATCGGGCGCACGCGTGGCGTGGATTATCGCGACCGGCAATACAATTCCTCCAGGCTACGCCGTTGTGTGCCGCCAGCGAACACCAGGCCACTACGGCAACCGAATCAGCAATCTGTATCTGGTAGACGTCGCACGCGACCCAAATTTTTATTCGTAAATTGGTTGCATAATTAGATTGGTTGCATTATCTTAAGGGTGTCCGGTTGGGCGCCCTTTTTAATACCTGGAGACAACACGATGAAATCATTATTTTTCGACTACGACGGCGACCTTCGATTTTGGGTGATCCTCACCCTCATGTTTGCCGTTTGTATTTGCGTTCCTACCGCTGCTATTTACTACACGGAACGCTACGGATGCAAGACCGTATATGCCGAGCAAACGGGACGTAATACCCAATGGCGATACGGAGTCTGCTGGGTGGAGATGGATGGCAAATTTATTCCACGCGATGAAATACGCACTACGGAGATTAAATAAATGAAAATTTTACAAGAAGAGAAAAATTACTGGGCCGCGCAATGCCTCGAAGCCCGTGAGCAAGCCGAACGGGCGAACGCGCTGGCGGATACCTACCTGGCGAGCTATGAAGGCGAGGAAAAGATGCGCAAGGAGTTAGAGGAGCGCTTCGAACTGCTTTTCGAATTGATGGGGATTATGCAGCGCACCGGGTACACAACCAGCGTTGCACTAAACCGCATCACTGCCGAAGGTCTGCGCGAGCATTGCAAACGGGCCGAGGAATACGTGCGCCCGAAGGGCAGCCAGTCTTCGATCCCGCGGAAAGGACTGGTGCGTATAGCGTGGCGTGCAAACGGCAGCTACTATTCCGATAGCCGACCGCTCAGTAGGGCGGAGCTATCCCGAGTCCAACGCGTGCTATCCAGTGGCAAGAAAACCGCCCTGTATGCGATAGATCCCGACTATGACGGAGAATGAGCAAAAAGATAGCTGGCGCACGCCGCCAGCTTTATTTAAACCGCTTCGTCGGAAATACCGATTCCGTTACGATATGGCGGCAAGCGACGCCAATCATCTGCTACCGCGTTACTTCACGGCGGAACACAGCGCGCTTGATGTGGACTGGTCCGAGTTGAAAGGGTGGAAGTGGTGCAATCCGCCGTATTCCGACCCGCTGCCGTGGGTGGAATGCGCAGCGCACGGTCGCAGGACTGTCATGCTACTGAATCAGGACACGTCGACGAAGTGGGCGAAGTTGGCCCGGAAGACTGCAAACCTGATAATTCTTCTGGACTGGCGGGTGAGATTCATTCACGCCGTAACCGGTGAAGTCGGTCCGAGCAATAACAAGTGCCAGCAATTGATAATCTTTGACGAAGCGCCGCCCATCGGCAGCGCACAAATTGAAATAATGAGCGAGAGTGAGTTACATGAATATCTTAATCGTTGACCGCGACCCCGAGGTCGTATACCTGATTCAAAAAGACTACGGCATCGACCCGCGCCGCGATCGTGTGAAGCGCGCGTCACGTCCCGAACATATCCTGGGCCTGGATCTTACCGGCTGGCTTGTCATGACACAGCGATGCCATTTCGTATGCAACTCCATTACCGCGCGCAGCGCCCGATACACCCTTATTGAGAGCTTAAAATGAAACTACTGATTTGTGATCTGGATGGCGTTATTAACGGTTCAAGTGATGCGCGCGCCGACCTGGTACCGGGGATAAAAACGAAATCAACATTTTGGGCGAAGTGGCACAAAGCGCACGTACGCGAAGACCTGAACATGGATATGCTGCCGCTGTTGCGCATGTACAAAGAGCAAGGCTTCGAGATCGCGTATCTGACAAACCGGCAGCGCGAATGTTGGGAAACTACGGCAGAGCAATTAGAGGTCTTCCCGGCGGGCCGGTTGTTTATGCGCCATATGCTGGACGACACCCCGCCGCCAGAGTTTAAGGCGTGCGCCGTTTTCAAAATGGTCTGCTATGCGGACGTGTCGGAACTGGTCATCATTGAAGACTGTCCGAAGAACATCGCGGCAATTCGTCGGGCGTGTGGTGATTTGGTCCCGAAAATTTACGCAATAAACGTTGCAAAATTCACTTGCAACCAATAGGTTGGTTGCACTATAGTTAACGCGTCGGGGCAATATGGCCCCGCGCTAAAAAGGACCACATAATGAAAGCATACGAATACTGCAAAAACGCCGCCACCACTATGGAACAGCGCGGAAAAGAAAATGGCTATGACAACGCGAAAGAGGAACGCAGCGCGAAACAAATCGCTGCCGTGTTTAACGCGCTTACCGGTCGCGACCTTACCGAGCAAGAAGCCTGGACCTTCCTGATCTGCCTGAAGCTGGTACGCCAGCACCGTAAACACCAGGAAGATAACATCGTAGACCTGGTAGCGTATTCCGCTCTGCTGGGCGAGTCTTACATGACCGTGCATGACGAGATTCAGATCGATACAACGGCAGAACAGTTTGAAAGCCTAAAAGATCTGTCCGTGCGTCTTGACGGCGAGATTAATGCGTATAACAGTGCAATGCGCGTTGCCGAGGGGGCGGTGGCCTCGCTCGGGAAGACTGTCAAAGCCGCCAATTTCGGAGTTGTAGCCCAAGACGACCAGCCTATGGTCGTGCTCACCGGCGAAGACGGATCAAAAATCCTCATGACGCCGGAAGACTTCCGCAACATGGAAAAAACACTGGTACGTAGCGCACTGAAATAATTCTAATCGCGGGCTTCGGCCCGCATCAATGAGGACCACACGATGTACGGCGAATATGAAATATCCGGTAAACAATTCCACCTGGCGGCAATGATAGCAAGCATCGAGTTTGACCAATGGCGATACAAGTCCGACGCGTGCAAGCAAAGCAGACTCGTCGGTGTGCTGGGCGAAATGTTTGCAGGCATGTACCTCGAAGGGCAGGCGGGCGGTCGTAGCTGTATCCCGCAAGGCTTGCTTATGCGTACCGGCCTGTTTAGCGCTAACACTATCGACCGCGGCGATATTATCATGGTAGGCAAGCGCAAGGTTAAATCCGGCCCCGACTTCCGCGAGCATGTGATCGATGCCGTATGGACATACGAGGTTAAAGCCACCAGCGGCATCCGTCGCGGACTGGTAGAGGCCCGTTGCGCTCGCGAGTATCTCACCCGTCGAGTTGCCGGTGTTATCCTGGTTGGTGTGTCGTTCGGGCCGCAAAGCGCGCACGGCGTGATTGAGGATATCGCAGAGCCATACGTGATTGTTAATGATTGGCCCTTAGTGGAAGTGGAAGGCAAGGAATATTACGAAAGCCCGCTGGTGCGGCGCAAAATGGACTGGGAAAACTCAAACTAAAAAAGGGGCCGTGTGGCCCCTTCTCGTTATGCTTTAGTCAGTGCCGCCACGGCAGCTTTCAATTCCTCCAGTTCGCTACGCAAAGACACCAGTTCCTCTTCCTGCTCTTTACACACTTGCACCGCGTATGCGGCAATAGCACCATAATCCACCTGGAAGAAGCGCTGACGCCCTACCAGTTCCTCGCCGTCTTGCGTTGGCCCCGCCAGGTATTCGTAGTCCTCAAACGTGCTCACTGCTTCCGGCACAACGTCCATTACTTCCTGTGCAATTACCCCGGCGTACGGCATACCGTCTTTCTTCAGGGTGTAGGTATAGCCACCCATCTTAGCGAGGCCCGCGCGGGCGTTCTCGATCGGCTTGATGTTATCCTTCAACTCGCGGTCAGACGACTGGTTTACCGTCGTACAGTTTACCGTTCCGTTAACGCTCATCTGGCGCGTGCCGTTGCCGTTATACTGGGCGTAAAAAAGCCACCCCGGACCATTGTCAAGCCCAAACTCAATAACCGACGCTCGATCGGACCCGTTACCCCACAATTTGAAGGTTGCAGGGTGTGACGAGTTGCCGTCGTTCAGCATTTTGAAATACTTGCCGCTCGGTCGGTCGACCTCTAAACTTGCGGCCTGGACGTATGCTTTGCCCGCAAAGTTCTTTGTACCCAGCACAACGCCGTCGGTGATCAGATCAACCTTAGACGATGTAACATCGTTCAGGAATAGCGCGTTCGTCCCAGTGTCCTTCCCTAAAAACCAAAGACGCGTACCTGCGGAGTTGTAGCCTGTTACGTGCAGTGGTTGGTCGTTTGTTGCCGTTGTTCCGTCGATATGGAAGCCACCATTAGCGGTTTTAACCTTAATGCTCGGAACTTGCATATAAAATGAGCCGCTTGCTACAAGGCCATTATACGCGATCAGCTTGTTGTCATATGCAAGCTCACCATTGTCCCTTAATTGCAAGAATTTATTAGATGCCGAGTTGGAAACAGATACATCATTAGGCCAGGTGCGAAGAACTGCGCGCTTTTCGTTCCCTCTAGCCTCCACCGAAGAGCCAGCGACCACCCCAGAAAAAGTCGGCGACGACCCCGCGTTATACAGTTCGTACCACTGCGACCAGGTGCCAGTTGCCCCGTTGCTAATCCAGCGCATCCACCGACGCCCGTCTAAGTATGATGTGAAAGTCTGCACGCAGCTTGTCGCGACGTTAGCACCAGTACGCTGCACCAGCAAGCAACCAGCCGTGGCGACTGGATAGTTACGCTCAGGGGTGGCGTTCGCCGACATGGACTGAAAGTAAAATCCAGCCTTATCCCCTTTCAATTCGTTAAGATCTTCAGTACCCAACGATGCCTGCCGCTCGTGCATTGCCTGAAGGTTTTTTCTCGCGTCCTGGTCGTTCGATGCACCGGTCCCGCCGTCCGTGATCGCGACATCACCGTTGGCCCCCAGCTTCGCAAGCTCAATAGCGCTAACACTTCCCGACGCACCGTTGATCGCGTTGTTGTTTCCCGAGAAAACTTTAACGCGCGAGGTTTGCCAGTCAACGTTGATTGCAAAGAATGTATCCCCCGCGCCGCCACATACGCCAGGTCCGTATCTGAAAGGGGTCATCTCACCCGCTTGGAACTGCGAAATATCATCAACGCGCCAAAAACCGCCTTTGACCGAATCGCGCAACCGCTTTAGCATATCCCTCACGCCAGTCGGAGCGTTTACGGTGACGCCCGCATACGGCACTTTCTGCGAGGCGTCCGCGCTGTTCGCAAAGCCTTCTGCCTCGTCGCGGAATCCTTTTGCCTGGTCTTTAGCAGTTACGGCCTGCGACTTAGCTGTCTCCGCGGCAGTCTTTGCGGACTCGGCTGCCGTTTTAGCTGTCTTGGCTTTACCCTGCGCCGTTTCAGCCGCGGTCTTCGCAGCTACTGCGGCATCTTTCGCGGTATTCGCGGTGTTCTTGAAGCCTTCCGCCTCGTTACGGAATCCTTGCGCCTGGTTTTTAGCCGTGATGGTCTGGTCCGCGATAGCCTGCAATTCAACAGGATCTACGTCTTTAAGCAGTTTTGACAGGTAGCCCCACGACATACCCTGCACCACTTGACCGTTCGGTAGCGTGACCGAGATTTCTTCTTCTTCGCCGAAGATAGCGCGCCAGTTGTTTTCATCTGCGATCATCAATCGCAACGCTTTCTGTGCCTGTACGGTAACGCCCATCGTTGCCAGTGACATGGTATCGCGTTTAACGCCGTCCCACGCAAGGCCGGTTGCCGTTGGGCCGTCGAACGGTAACACCAGCGTGAGCGCGGTTGCGCTTTCAATGGACGCGATCGCTACGGTGTAGGGGACTTGTCCTACCACCAGCGTTAAAAAGTCGCCTGCTTTAAACGCGGTAAACGTTGTGCCAACCCCTACTACCGCCTTGCTGTTGTTCGTTACGGATAGCGTACCCGCTGCCATAGCTAAATCCTCTTAATTGGTTGCAATCCTGGTTGAGCGGTGTAATACTAAAACTCAACCAAATATAGGAGATGATACCATGAAAACTTTAATTATGATTTGTGCGGTCCTTTTGTCCGGTTGCGCCGTAGAACGCAACAACGGAGATTGCGTTACGGTTGCTTACGGTAGCTGCATGTTGCGCTACGTTGACGGGCAAAAAGTACCGGCAGGAGATGTAGACATGCGATTCACTGGGCTGTCCTCCGATAGCGACGGCAACTTCTCAGGCACAGTATCAGTTAAATCACGGGAGTGGTAATAATGGGCGCTGGAATACTTATCGACTATAACGATGGCAGGCCGGTAATGGAGATAACCGCTGGACTCCGCGCGCCGTCATTCTGCACCAGCTTTAACCAGCGGGCACAGTCCAACAAGACGCTAACCATTAACACCCCGCTTACGGATGGGTCGCAGGTAATCGTAGCGCTAACTCGCCCGGTAGAGGTGATTGAGGTGTTTGACCAGACCCTGGTAATTCCCGACCCGTTTTACGTTACGTCGGTTACTCGCAACGGTAATAGTGGTATCACCCTGCGCGGGGAGGATGCGTATGGCGCGTACTCCGGTTTACCACAATGGGCTGGCGTCATAATGGAAGTGCTGCCGGTTGGGTCGCGCAACGCAGGTTTACTGGTGGCCAACTCGACGGACTTCACCGCCATATCCAACGTGTCTAAGCTAATGACCTGCCGATACGCACAGCGCGTGCGCGTCAACGGTAGTATGGCCTTGCCGGTTGGCGGTGTTCCGTTCGCCCGATGGGATGATGGCAACGTATCAGTAGGCTTCGATGGCGGCAGTATTATCGTCCGCAACGCGTCCTACGGTGGCATTGACGATGTGGCGGCTTCGGTGGACATGGATTTGGTGATATTCAACAACACACCACCCACGCCAGGGGCAGGGATCACCATGACGAATAACCAGAATCAGGTCACGTTCTCGACGGTGAACAAGCCGTTCGTATATGACCGCACTATTAACATCGGAACGGGCGACCAGAATATTGGAAACAGCCTGATCCAGCTTTCATACACCGGAGCACTGATTCAGAACAACGGTGGCTATAACCACGTCCGCATGAACGGCATACGCATGGCGGGTAATAATGTGCGCGTCGCTAAAAACCGCGTCATCGGCAACTACTCGCGGCAGCAATTCCAGATGCCAGGTAAAAATATTGCAGTACCAACACCGCTACTCGTCATCCCGAATATGTATTGAAAATGGGGCCAGATGGCCCCATCGCATTTACCACGTCCCGACTTTCACCCTTCCCCCGCCAGGTAACGGCACGTTTACTCCTGTCTCGTCAATCGTCACGGTCCCACCAGAGAATCCGAAGTTACCGGATGTGGCGTACAGGTTGCCGCGGACCGTTACCTCGTTAAACTCCGCAGCGCCGCCTTTCTGGATACGCCAGCCGCGTGACCCGGAAGCGAAGTTATTTGATTGAAGCGTGTCCGTGATCTGTGCAAAGTTGATTGACGCATCCTTGATGCGTGCCGTGTCGATGTACACCTGCCCGCCGTCAACGATAAACGCGGACGAAAGCGACCCATTAGATGGGTGCATGATATAGAACTGGTCTGCTTTGAACGCAATACGCGATTTAACTGCGTTGCCAGACGTCACAACTGAAAGCTGCATACCGGCGTCATAGTAAGTCCCGTTATACGTCACGCCAGCCTTAAGACTGTACGTGGCGCTGCCACCCGCATGGTTAAACGAAGACGTCATCTTCTGCTCGATCGCGGCGGACTGCTGACCGAACTGCGCCGCGACCTGGGTCTTATACTCCGCCAGCGCGCCAGCCACGTCCGCCGTTGCCGTTTGTACCTGCTGGATGGCTGCTTCCTGTTCCGAAAACTTAGCGGCAACAGTTTGCTGGTACTGGGCGAACGCTTGTTCATGTGTGCTTTGCGCAGTCTGCAACGTGTGGATTGATGCTTCGGCGTCATCCAGGCGCGTGCCGATCAACGTTTCCAGTTGCGCTACGGCTTTATGCGCGTCCGCCGCCACGTTATACGCCACCGTGATTTCCGCGTAAATCCCTTTATACTCGGCGCGGGCATTGAATAGCTGCTGGGCGTCCGTAAGCATAGACTCATAGATACCTTGCGGGATCGTGTTAATAGCTTCCTGGAAGTGTTTACCATCCTCGGAAGTCAAGAACTCGTTATCAAGCCCCTTCATGTACTCGTCAACTTTGTCGCTCACCTGCCCTTCAAACGGGGCCGACCAGTCCGACAGGTTGCCAATTTTATCCGCTACACGGGCGCGCAACTGCTGATAGATCCCGAACTCCAGTGACGTTTGCGCATACTCCGCCCCCGGGTATGGGACGTTGGTTAGGAACTTCCATTCCTCCGCACCCGTCTTGCGCACTTCAAGCTCGGTGTAAGAGATATCCGTCGCGGCGTTGTTGTGGTTCCACTTCCACAAAATTTGGTGGAGGCCCGAAATCGCGTTGGTGATGATAGGCGCGTTAAGTCCGCCGAGACGACCTTCGATCGGCGTGATGGCAGACGACACCCACGGGGATGAAATCTCGCCCATACCGATTGCGCGGACGCGTGCCTGGTAGTTACCGGAGAACACGTTAGGGATGTGCGCGCCGTTCGATGCCGTGCGGGGGATGTTCACCCAGTCGTTACCCCACTGGATTTCCATATTCTGCAAGCTGGTACGTCGCCACTGGATTTCATACACCACGGCATCCTTCACCGGCGGGAATACAATATCAACGTTGGTGATTAGCTGGCCTTGCGATGAAATCTGCGACGGGGTGATGGTCACGGACTCCGGCCCCTTCATTACGCCGTCAGGCACTTGAGTAAAGATGCCCGGATCAAGGCGAGCGCCATTATCAACGGCATCATATTTGCTATCGTTGTACTCGATCCCGCGCACTGAAAAAGTGCTGGTAGAGTCGTCATATTCCAGGTCGGTGATGCGGAACTTCTGCAACTGGATATCGTTGCCATCGACGCAAAACGGCTGATCAGGAATCGGGTCGGCGTCCAGTGCGGTTTTTAACGTAACCTTGTTGCCGTTGACGCCGGCGATCTCGCGAGTCTCCACATTACCGCTATCGGTGCGTACCAAGAATTTATCACCTGGGCGGAACGTGATTTCGCTGTCTGTGTTCAGCACAGTCCGCGTGCCTGGATCTGACAACAGGCGACCGCCGCGTGTCTCGAAGCCGCCAGAAATGTTTGTATCGGCGATCGCGACTACGCTACCCGGAATAAAGAAAAGTCCCTCCATGCCAACCTTAAAGCTAACTTGCTGGTCAAGCTGGTTGGAGATTAGCGCCCAGTGCCCACGTCGTTGCGCTTCTGACTCACGCGTACAGCCGATCGCCGTTATATCCAGACGGTTAATCTTATGGCGGCGTACCAGTTCGACACGCTGCCCCGTAGCAATGGCATCTTCATAGTGGTTCTTCGGGTTGCCGTATGCTACCGCGAACGTGGAATACCGAGTTTTCTGGCTACCGGACGCGTAGTCGAATCTACCATCAATGACCGAGGCGTTGGTGATGGTGTGCGATACCGCTGCGACCGGCTGGTCACTGACGATATTCAACATCTGATTCCCCCACCAGGTCATTCCGGCGAAGATGGCGGCTAAGTCCTTAAGCACGGTCCAGGCATCCGTCTGTGACTGAATGTACATATCATTCTTAAAGCGGATTTCTCGACCACCGTTGCCGTCGCTGACCAACTGATCGCAGCGCTGCGCAATCTGGTAGAGCGCGTACCGGTTTAACATTTGCGGTTTGATACGCCGACCTAGGCCGAAGCGCTCAGTAATACAAATATCGTACCAGTGCCACGCGGGGTTATCCGTCCATGCGCGTTTAAACGTGCCGTCCCAGTCCCCGGAATAGGTATGATTAATCGGGTCGTAGTTGTTCGGTATTAGAACTTTGCGGCCTTTGCACTTGATGGACACGCGCGGGATGTTCTGGAACGCTTTGGCGTCGAACTCAACAAACAACAGCGCGGTTAGCGGGTAACGCAGGCGGGCGTCGATAATCTCAGTGATGGATTGCACCCGGATATCATTAACCACTTTCGCCGATGTGGAGTCTGCCGTTATGCGGTGCACCTCCACTCGCCAGCCGGTATTCACGTTCGGCGGTAATTCGATGCGGTGGTCGCGCTCATATAGCGACATTGTTTTACCAACGGCGGCGAATCTGAACTCACGCGGGTCGGCGTTATCCGTATACACAACGATCTTATAGTCGATGCGCCCGCCCACCAGGTCGCCATTATCTTCGTTGGTGTACAAAGCTGGAATGCCGATGCGAATGCGCACGGCGTCAAGACTGGTGTCATTAATCTGGCGCACCCACGGCGTGCCGTTTTCCAGTTTTACGCCGACAGATTGCTCACTTTCCACCGCTGAAAATCCGTGGATCACATCCTGGTGCTGTGTGCCAGGGCGGAACTCCACGCGAGCGCCCGGGAAGTTTTCCGACAGGTCGGCGTTCTGGATCGGTGTTCCGTCCAGGTAGACGCGCTGCCGTAATTCGCTGGCGCTTGTAATACTTTCGAACTCCCCTTCGCCCAGTGCGAGCAAGATGCGGATTTTAGCCAGCGAATGCAGGCTGTCTGGCGTCTCCTGTGGGGTGTGCTGTTTGCCGCCGCCGCCTTTATGGCCCGTGACGTCGTAGATAATCGTCATTCGTTCAAGTCCTCGGTTACGATTCCGGCGGAAATAATAGCGCCGCCGATCTCACGCTCGCCCCATAATACACCAAGTGCCGTGCCTTGCGCGGTCGTGTTTACCGGTCCGCCGAACGCGTACGACGCCTTGTTATCAACGTCCTGCCTTGTCTGCAATCCCTTCGGTTGCGGTGATAACAATTGCATAACGCCACCCAGCGCCATCGACATCCCGAACGAAAACGTCGCTGCGCCGATAGAGGCCGCGGTCGCCGCTGAAGCTCCGAAAGCGGCAGTCGCAAGCCCGCCGGTATAGAACGACGCCACCACGATTGCTACACCCGCCAGCAATTGGCCCAGTCCGCTTTTTGCGCCCGTCATAACTGGCGCGATGGTCACTACGCGGTCGCCGTGGAACTCGCCCAGCTCATCGTAGCCGGTCATAGTGTGATTGCCCTTGCGCACTTTGAACATCATGTTGTCCAGGTGGGCCGACATTAGAAAGTCCTGTAAGCCGGGCAACTTCACACACAGGCCGGTGATGCCCTCGCCTGGTGTAAAACAGTCCAGCTTATGCACTTTACCAAAACGACGTCCTAAGACGCCGTACAATTTAAATGTGGTCATTGCCATTCTGTGATATTCCCCGGTAGGTCTTTATGACGCACCCATTTAACCACATTGTCGCGGAAAAATCCTGCCCGGAAGGGGATCACGCTCGACAGGCTGCCGTAGATATGGTGGAGTAGTTGGTTGCCCGGGAGGTAGATTCCGGCATGGTTAGGCACTGGCGCGCTAATCTGCATGATGACCATCGCCCCAGGCGTATTCTCCTCGCATTCCCTGAAGCCTGCACCGTACCAGTTATCCATGTACAGGTTCTCCCCGGTCTCCCACCAGTTGTACGGCACGCGGAAGTCTGGCAAATTTACTCCCTGCTTTTTGTGCCAGTCCATAACGAGGCCATAACAATCCGTAATTCCGAGAACAAATCGGCGGCCTACCAGCGGCGGGTCTTCCGGGTCGATCTCGATAAAGTCGCCATATTCGTTAGTGATGGTCCAGACGACGCCGCTGCCGTTGCAGCCGTTGACGTCACCCAATGACGGGGTTAACTCGCGCTGACCTGGGTGTGAGTGGACTACGCGAACGACGACGCCCATATCCTCAGCATCCATCCAGGCCGTATCACTGATTGTAAACGCGTCCTTACGCGAGCGCGCACCGGTAGGATCTTCGAATACGTTAACGCACGGGATAAAAACTTGTTTGCGGCCCACCATGACAACCAGGCCGCAGGCTTCTTCCGGCAGACATGCCGCGACGTGTGCGGCGATATCGCTTTTAACCTTCTTCGTTAACATGACTACCCCTTAATTAATCTGGACCCCGGAAAGCCGCCGAAGTCCAGCACCGCCGCTTTAGGGTCCGCAAGCCCTTGCCCAAATCGAAGATAACAGTCGGACAAACAGCCGCCGCATCGGTCCATGTTCATCGCGATGACTTCATTACCTCGCTCGTCGTAATACTTGATACCAGGCTTCGCAAGGTTCCACGTGCAGCCGTCCCCGCTGGCGTACTTCCCATTGAGCGCCCATTCGCACATATTCATGATCTGGCGGCGGGGAACTACTTGCCCCTCCATATCCGCGGGGGAGGATAATGCGAAGGTGATCTGCTTGCCTGGATTGCGCCCAACCTGTGAGTCGATGTAAAACTCCTGGACACGTTTTTGCGTTGGGTCTGGATCCGGCCCGTTGTCCAGGAACTTCGCAAACGTGTCGATGATTTCAACCTTCGCACCCAGTAGCTGGTCGTGATTCAGCGACAACCGGGTGATTATGCCGCCAATATCTACGATGGTTAGCTGCGGTTCTGCTGCCGTTGATGTGGAGAAGTTAAGACCGGATAAATCGAAGGGCCAAAATTCGAACTCCTGCCCGCCGAAGAAGATGGATTTAGGCTTTAGCTTGTCCTCGTCTCCGCCCGCGGCAGCAATATCCTCGGCAGTGTGCGGAATAAAGCAGTAGTGAAAATAGTGATGGCCCGCGCCGATCGCGCCGTCGCCAGGCTCCACGTCCTGCGCGTCAATGTGAATCAGGCGAACGCGTCCCGATGGGTCAAAGCGCGTCGCCTCACGATATAGTTTATTCATCTTACGAATCCAATAGCAGTCTTAAGGGTGGCGGACACCGTTGCCGTGTTGTGTCCGTTGTCAGTGTACGACAAGCTCGATCGCTCGACCACGAATAAACCTGTTTCGCCATCCGGCGCGGTGACGACAAACGGCTTGACGAAGTGACCGCGAAGAAAGTTGTAAACCAGTTTAGGGTCGCACCACTTGTCAGTAGTCAGTCCGATGAATTGCACGGGGAACTGTTTCGTTTCGGCGTTCGGGCCGTCCGCGATGTTCTGGCCGTAACCGTTACCGAATTGCAATTCCTCGGACCGGAAAGCCAACTGCACGTCTCCGCCGCCTTGCAATTGCATGTGCCAGTAATAGGGCCATTCGTTTGATCGCGGGTCGTGCGCTTCGATTAGCTCATATGCCGCACCGGATTTCGTCGGACCGGCCCAGTTATCTTTCAGTGTAATGACGGTGTTCGAGTTGAATGCCGCAATTTTGCCGGTGTAGTCGTTGCCGTCGATGCGGGCGAATACGCGTACCTTCCCGATCTCGCTAAGGAACGCCGTTCCCGCGCCCGTAACGGTCTTACTCCCCTTAGTTAATGTGATTGTACCTTGTGCCATAAAAAAGCCCCCACGATGGATGTGAGGGCCATTTTATCATCGTTTGTAAAGTACACCACCCGGTTTCGTCGCTTTCACGATCTCAGCCTTCACCGCTTCGGTGATTTGCTTGCCGAACGCCTGCGCGGTACGGGGGTCCGGCCCGCTGACACTGGTATCTGTTTTACCAGACCCCGTGTAAACGTTAGTCGTCACGACCATACCACCGCCTGCGCCAGACGCGGCAACACCCAGTTTCCCGTCTGGCCCGCGCTTCAGTGGCATGATGGCTTCGGGTCCGGCCTCACCCATCAATCCTGCGCCCTTAGCGAACGCCTGGACGCCATAACTGAAAAAGGTAGGCTGGCTTACCACTTTCCCCGAATAGGCCGCGAGATTGCCTCCTGCGTACGCTCCGCCGTCCGCATTCTTAGTGAGGCCAGAGAAGATAGCGCCGAACAATCCGTTTTTGCCGCCGTCACCGCCGAAAGCGCTAACTATGGACTTGAACGCCTGCGATGTAGCCAGCTTGATTAATTCGCTAAGGATGGATTTAACCATATCCTTTGCGTTCAGCTTGCCAGTCTCGAAAAACTTGTTCATCGTGTCCTGCATAGCGCCGAACGTGAATTTTGTGAGTGACGTCATCTGCGTATAGCCGTTACCCATTTCATCCACGCTATCCTTAAGCCCACGGCTGAATCCATCCCATAGTGAGGCGTTAGCGCCGGTCTGTGCTTCCTGCACTTCGCGCAGCTTAGACACCGCCAGATCAATATCGGTATCGCTAGCGCCCACCCGCTTAAGGCGGTCAATTAGCTGCAATTCTTCGCGCAGGTTAGCCGCTTCACGAGTGGAAAGCGCATAGCCCGCCGCGGTGGCTTTTAGCTCGGCGTTCTGGTTCTTAACGAAGGCGTCGATCTGCGCGTGCGCCTTGACCTGCTTCTCTTTCGCGTCCAGCAATTTGGCTTCTTCGACGATCTGCTCGCGGACTTCCTTCACGCGCCCGAACTCGACTAATTGCTGCTTCTCTGCTGCCGTCAGCGCCCTTTCTTTGCTCGCAGCGATTAACTGCTCGTTGTCGGCAATCAGCTTGTTAAGGGCCGCTTGCGCGCGTTGCGTTCGGGTCTGCGTCGATGCGTTGGCTTCGATCTGCTTTCCAGACTCACGAAGCTGGGCTAATTCGCTTCGCGCGACTTCCAGCATTTTCAGCCCGGCATCGACTCGAACAGCGGCGGCCTTCTTCGGGGCGGGGTCTTTGTAACGCTCGTTTACCTGCTTCACCGCCTCGGCAAGCTCTTTCTCGTCAATCACGCCGCGCTTATTAAGCAAATTAAGGCGGGCGATCTCGTCGGCTCGCCGCTTCGCGTTGGTTGCGTACTCCTTCTCGAACGCGGCGCGGTCGCGGGCGGTGCGGTTGGCCTCTTCGTTCGCCTTTGCTGCTTCGTCCGCGGCACTTGCGTTGTCCCGCTCTGCACGGTTGCGCAGGGTGAGCGACGCCACTACTTTTTCCTGGGCTACCAGTTCGCTGTAAAGCATGTTAATACGCGCTTTCTGCGCTTCGGTCATCACCCCACCGGCAGCGTTTACAGCTTTCATCTCGGCATAGTAAGCCGTGGTCAGTCGCTGCAATGATTCACGCGCTTTCATCTCTGACTCATTCGAGGACTGCGCGCGCCCGACATCCAGGATGGCATCCCACATAGATTTAGCTGCCGATGTAACGACGTTCATCGACCGCTCAAGCGTACCCATGTTGGACTTGATCTCATTGGTCATAGTGGTAAACGACGCGGCGGCTGTTTTGTTAGCCAGCGCAACTGCGTCTGTCTCACGACCCGCATCAACGAGCGACTGTACCTGCTGGATCTGCGCTTCGTTTACGACGTGATACTTATCCGCCAGCGCACGCAGTCCTCCAACGGGGTCGGTTGACAGCTTCGCCACCGCCGCTACCACATCCTCGATCGGCTGGCTGGACACCTTCGCAAAGTCATTAACTACCTTAGCCAATGCGCCGAAGTCACCACCCGCTTTCACACCCGCCGCCGCCAGCGCCTGGATTGTGTCACGCGTCTTGCGGAATGATCCGCCCATGCGCTCGGCATTCTCGGATAGCACCAGGATCTGGTTTGCTGTTAGGCCGGAAATGTTACCTGACAGCGCCAGCGTCTTGTTAAGCGCTGCGACCTGGTTCTCTGCGCGGGACGTAATTGCTACGCCCACGCCTAACGTTGCCGTTACTGCAGCAAGGCCGATCCCTACTGGGCCGAGGAAGCCCGCAACATAACGCAGAGTGTTGCCTAGACCGCCGAACGCCCCAGTTAACTGCGGTAACTGCTGAAGCATAACGCGGTGTACCGGCATCCCCATCTCAAGCGTAACTGCGATATCCTGTAACTGGAATGCGGCGTTACGTGAGGCAAAGCCCAGGTTTTTAGTCGACATGCCTAACCTGTTGGCGAGTCGCTCCTGTTTAGTCATGCCATCGGCGGCGCGCTGCGATTCATTTGCCAGCTTTTCCATTCCGCCCGCGGCGTCACTCGTCACCTTTTTGGATTTGCCGAGGGTGTCGTTTAATTTCTTAACCTTGTTTTCTGTGTTCTCGGATTTCTGTGCGAAGGAGTCCAGCACAGTATTTGCCGTTCTGATTTGTGCAACATCCGCCTTTAGCGTGATGCCTGCCGCTTGATCTACCATTATGCAGTCCCCTTTTTATGCAGTTGCCGATTGACATTGTATCAGCGATTTCAAAACAAACCTTATTCAGTCTCAGACGAGGGGGGCCGCTGACCCCCGTCTAGTCTGAAAGACTGGGGTGCTGTCCCGCTGTCCCGATCGGCTGAAACCCGCGGCAGCACTGGCGGGGACGGGGTGCTGTCCCGCTTTGTCCCGCCCCTTGTTTGTCCCGCTTTCTGTCCCGTTTGTTTTATGCACGAAATCTGCATAGGTATGCACATTTACAGGGCGTGACAAAACGGGACGTCCCGCCTGTCCCGCTTTGAGTTTATGCAATGAAAGTGATTAGATATGCGGTTTTACAGAGGCGGGACAAAACGGGACGTCCCGCCTGTCCCGCTTCACTATGCGGGGTTCAGCTGCGCCATTTCATCAAGCGCGATGCGTTCCATTAGCTTGATATCTTTAAACGCGCGCTGCTCGTTTTCGATACCGTGCATCTTAAATAACCACTCCAGCACGCCGTAGTCGATGCCGTATGCGCCACCAAATCCGGTGCGCCATTGGGTGGCGCAATCTGTGAAGACTGCGACTATCTTCGCGTTGTCAGGCCATAGTGCAACAGGCGGACAAACATCCTCGGGGGCCGCGCCCCATAAACTTGCGGCTAAATCTTCGGATGGCGGCGGCGGGCCATAAAAGCGTCGCGCCGCCTCAATTAGTTTTTTTCACGCAATCCCATCAGTTCGAGATAGTACGAGGTGTGGAACACGCCAAACGCGCGCGGATAGTTTACCACCAGGCGGCGGACGTTCTCCGCGTTAAATTCGTCTGGCAGATTCCAGCCTTCAGCGACGTGCATGATGGCCTCGACCATAACGTTAAAGCCGTCCGGGTCATTGTCGTCATATTCCGATAGCTTTCGTTCGGTGTCCTGCATGGTTTGCGAAAATTCGTCGATCGGGCGGTGGCGTACGGTAAAAGTCATCTTACCCGGCTCGCTCTCACCAGGGCGCGGAATCTCAATCGGCAGCTTAAAGGTTGGCTTAGGGTCAAGTGTGAAGAGTGGTGCTTTAGCCATTGTAATATTCTCCAATAAAAAAAAAGGGGCCGTGCTGGCCCCATATTATCACTCGCTATTTAAGCGACCAAATCAAGACAATGCCTCGACAAGATCCTTACGGTAGATAACCATATCAGACTGCATTGTCAGAGTGGATTGTACCGTTTCCACGTTGTTTACTTCAGCGGACGGAATCTTCTGGAAAGATACCTTAGCCGGGTAAATACGGATCTCACCTTTGCCGCTTGCCGCTGCCGGGTTAGTGAACTTAATCACAGTGGTTTTCTGTGTGCCGTCCAGGTCTTCCAGGATTGGGCGGATCGGGTCTTCTTCGTCGTGGGTGAAGGTGTAAGTCTGAACAAACGGGTTTTTCGTGGTGTTCAGACTGATTGCGGTGTTCACCTGTAACGGCTGGAATGTGGTCGTCTGCTGATCCCCACCGGATACGGCAACGTTAGTAATGAAAGGGAAGTCGATAAAGCTCGACACCTTCACCACTTCGCCCGGAGTGCCTACCCCAAACGCGCCAGTAGGATATTTGGTCACGTCCGAGGTGTCGAAGCGCGCCAGCGTAACGTCGTTGGTAGCCACTTTACCCACGATGAACGCTCGGTTCAGCGCACGGACCCACGGGGTTTTAGTGAACATTACCACGTCGCCGACTTTCAGGCCATGAGAAGCCGCGCAGGTGATAACGCAACCTTTCGTAAGATCAGAGATAGACGCGGCGGCGTTGGTAGCTGCCGTAACAGCGATGCCGCTACCCAGTACGGACCCAATCTGGACGCTGGACCCGTTAGGAAGTTGATAACCCATAATGACGCTCCTGTTTAGATATACGGATTAATGATACCGCACGCATAGAATTGCGCCAAATCAGGCGCAACAGGTGTAGGGGACTGTAACCACGATGCGGGCACGATCAACGTCCTCAATCACTGAACTGGTGTATGGCGCGTCCTGAAGCTGGAATGCAGCGCCTGTAAGCCTTATGGCCTGCCACTTGTCAGACGTCGCGATGGCGTCCGCCAGTTCGCTCGCATACTGTGTGCCCGTGCCCGCAGGAAATACCACGGCAACCTGATACACGCCTGCGTAGATCCGGCCCTTCTGCTGGAAGCCCACAAACTGGGTCGGTGCCGGAAGCAGGTACGGTTCGAGGTAGACACCGCTGCCGTTTGCGTGGTCGCCGCTCACGTTCTCCCAGTTAACCTTTATCGGGCGCGCGCTAGTGCTCAGGCTAACCGATAGCTCTTCGACAACGCTGTTAAGCGCCTTGCGGATTAGAGTATTGCTCATTATTTCACCTTCGAATTGATTTCTGCCGCTACGACGCGAACAATCCCCGCGGGAGCTTGTTTACTCCAACCATACTCAAGTCGCTGCGCATACGGCACGTTGTTAGTAAACCAGATAGACCCGTATTCTCCGGAATCGTAATGCGCCAGCACTTCACGCCCTGCGGCTAATGTTGCCGTTCCGGCCTTGTCCACGCGGTCAATAGCGCCGACAGCCGGGCGGTCGAACGTAACCTGCCAGTTTCCCCGGAAGCGTCCGCCGGTGTAATTCTTCGCGGCCCAGCCACGCTGGCGGAACGTGACGTTGCCGTTTTTAGTTTTGAATGATACCAGCACACTGGCGTGCTTCTTCTGACCGCGCTTCAGTTTGCCGCCATTCTTGCGGCGCTGTGCTGCGTTCACCTTGTTCGCGTGCTGGCGGGCCATCGCGTAAGCCCTGTTAATCTTCCACCGGCGAGGGTCGCCCACCGGGGAGATCTCAATAAGGCGTCCGAGTATTTGCATACCGTACGCCCGCACCGCCTTGTCGTTGTTCTCCTTCGTCTTATCCACCCACGTAGCAATAGTGGCGGCGAATGAGTAGACTTCAGCCACGTTAGCCCCTTAGTTGTAGTTGAAACAGCATGGTAGTGCCCGCCGGTTGCAGTGGGTTAGGGTTGATGACCCGGTAGTCAGTGCCGTCCATGTTAACCAGGTCCCCCACCCGCAATTGCTCAACCGCCCGACATAAAAACTTCACATCACCGGCAACGATACGCGTTCCGTCGATCTCGCTAGGCTTGTACTCCTCGCGAAGACCGATGACGTCAAACGCCGTTGGAGGGATTACCACTTCGTCGCCGTCTACTCGGTCAACCGATCCCGGACGCGTAACCGTAACGGTCATGCCGAATTTATTAATCAGCTTATTCACTTTCCGCTTTAATCCTGCGTAATTAAAGCCCGCCATCTTCTTCGCTCTCCTGTGCCGGAGGTACTGGTTCTGGCTCCGGTTGTTCTGGTTGCCGTTTAGTGTTGGCGGCGATTATCGCCGCGAGTAATGCATGATTCATATTACCCCCTGAATACGTCGAAATTGCCTGCGGCGTTGCCGCCAGAATCAACCCAGTGCCCTAACAAGCCATCCCACCACGGGAACGACACCCCGCTACCAATCGACGCCGGGTCGTATTCCATCGTGATCGGGCCGACCGTTTCGCGGATAGTCTCTTTACCATCGCCGACAGGAGAAATATCGATCTCGTCTGCCACCAACATCGCCAGCCGGTAAACAGCTTGCTCAACGGCAACGGGGATTGATGCGAAGTCTACAATCTGCCCAGCGGGAACTACTGCCAAATCTGCAGTAAGCGTGTTTAGCACCGGCTTACCGTCTGACGGGTAGTTGACGCGAGGCCATGCGTCGATTCCTGTCTGGTCCGCCTGTTCGCCGATCCAGTTGATGCCGTTAAGGAAGTCATTAACGATGGTAAGGTGTCGCGTCGCATCGCCCAGCGTAATTTCAACGCCTCGCGCAGCGGCATAATCAACAAAGGTTTGCGGGTCGCCATACATCTTATTTGCTCCTATAAAAAAGGCAGGCATAAGCCCGCCCATTTGGGATGTGCGTGGATCAGGACGCTTTGGTCGCAGTCAGCGTAACCAATACGCCCGCCGTTTCCTTGATGTGACGGGTCGGCACTTCCTGTGCGGCCTGGGTCTTACGACGGCCTTTAGTATCGCCATCACCAACAGCGCCAACGTCCTGCACGGTTGCCGGTGCGTTGTCTACCTGGCCCTGGTCAAGCTCCCAGTTGTCCTTAGTGGTGATATCTGACAGCTTGAACGAGCGAATGCCTTCGATCGGGGTACGAGCGGACGCCTTCAGACGGTAGCCTTTAACAGCCACGTTGAAGTCGAACTCACCCTGCCACCAGCGTTCAATGTTCTCGTTGCCGCCTTTCTCTTGCGCCAGCATATCGAGGCCGTTGGTGGTAACTGCAACCGCACCCGGGACCAGACCAAGCATTTTACCAGCACCCATAGCATCGGCAGCGGCATCGGAGATAATGAAACGACGGCCCAGGCCATCACCCATTACCTGAAGATCGCCGATTGCGAATACTTGCTCGGCAGACGGGAGCGCCTGGTATGCAATGAAGTTTGCCCAGGTAACGCCGTCCATAAACCAGGATTTAATCAAAGACGCCTGATCGCCGAACTTAGAAGCCGCCAGCGGGAAGTCTGCCAGGGTCGGGAAGGTACGACCGCCAACGCCGTCAACGCGCGCCGGTTGGGTATATACCGCGTTGTTATTGCTTTCGATCGCCGCTTTACCCGCACCGATACCCGCTTTCAGGTAATGCAGCATAATCGCTTGGGTAGCCTGCGCCGCAATCTCAGCCGCAACGCTGTTAACGTTGGTTTCGATCTTAGCCATCATAGCCTTAGTGATTGCTACCGGGCCAACTTTCGCGGAGAGGTTAACCGAGTTGGTCAGCATACGCGCCAGCACTTTAGCGGTTGCCGGAGTACCGACAGGGGCGTAGGCGTTACGGTCGGTAACAAGGTTGGCGATCAAGCCTACGGACATTTTCTCTACAACATCCTTCAGCACTTCACCAGTACCGAGAACAACAGCGCCATTGGCGGCAGCGTTGAAAACGTTCAGGTTGTCGGGGATCATTTGCGTAACCGCGGTAACGAGTTTACGCTGGAACACTGTTAAAGACATATCGAAATCCTTTGAGTTGTGAGCATTCGCCCAGTGACGTTAATGTTACCTTAGATTTACGCGCTCGCAAAATTGCCCGCTTTCGCGGGCAATCTGCTTACTCGTCGTCGCCCATCTTAGCGATGATTTCACCTGCCTGTTTCGTAAGGTCAGTGATACCGAAGCTGTGGCCCATAGTGATTTTCGACTTCACATCTTCGACAACCTGCGTCGGTTTGCTAGGCGCGCCACCGGCTGGCGTGCCCGCCAGGACGGATGCAAAATCGGCGTTATTACGGAACTCTTTTTCAAGCTCTTCCATAGTCAGCGCGGACGGTTTACCATCCTGCAAGACACGCACTTTCAAGCTGCCGTCTTCGCCGTCTTCCAGCGTCAGGCGGTCCATTACGTGGCGTTGCATGATTCCCGCATTCTTACCGAACAGCTTCGACGCCAGGTCTTTGGCAGCGCTGCCGATGGTTAGATCGTGGATCTGCTTGCGGTAGGCTTCGATTTTTCCCGATGTGTCTGCTTCGTATTTTGCGAACTTATCTTTCCAGGACTTATCGATCGCTTCGAGGTCGCCATTTTTGCGCGCGGCGGCTTCCTCTTTCTCTTTCGCAAGGCGCTCGGCTTCGGCGCGACGTTCGGCTTCTGCTTTCTTCTCGCTCACCAGCTTAGCGTTGTTGTCTTTCAGACCCTTGATTTCCGCCTGTACTTCTTCAGCGGTCATGAACGTTGATTTATACCCGTCGCCATCGGCAACAAAAAGCGCCTTCATACCTTCCGGCAACGCGTCATATTCTGCTTTAGTAAGTTTCATGCTATCCCCCTGGGATTGTGGCAGAGCAGGCCACCCGCTCGACTTCACGCTTCTAATATTATCAGCGATAAAAATAATCGCAAAATTCGCTTGCAATTCGCGTATTGGTTGCACTATATTGGTTGCACACCAACAGAGATATGAAGGAAAACAAAATGACTAACATGACCGTAGTAACTCCAGTAGACGTAGCAATGACCCGTTTCAATAAAGCTACCGTAGCCAATACCTTCACCTTTCACGCAATGCGTAACGCCGAAGCTCTCAATCTGTGCCAGAGCATGAACGCTAATGACGCAGCGAAGGCTGCAATCAATTCCGCTACCTTCGATAATCCGGCTTGCGGTCTGGTTCCGGCATCTTTCATCAACGCCCTGGTCGAAGCCTTTAACGATTTCATGTGCGTTGATGCCGTTGAGGCTGTATGCGCTCGCTTAACTTCCGCCGGTGGGGACATAAAGTTTAACTAATCTAAACGGGGCGAAAGCCCCAACCACGAGGACACACAAATGAGACTGACTAAAGACATTAAAAACCAGATTATGGCTAACATACTGCGCGACCATGAAATCGCGACCGAAGCCAAATCCATCATGATGGACTCGCGCGACCTGGCGTACGCCATTACGCTGGACTGTATGCCGGAAGGCATTCGCACTTTCGCCGAGCTACTCGCGCGCATTAAAGCAATCGGCGACGACCCGTCGCAGATGTACGGAGTAAGCGTATACACCAACAAGGCGACGTATAGTTATAACGCTGACCGCCCAAAAGGCATCGGCCGCGTTTACGACGCCACTTTCGAAATCAACGCAGGCGGAAATGTGCGCACACTGTCATTGAGCGGTGACGGACTACGATACCGAGTACATCGCGGACACTGGGAATATAAATACATGAATACGCTATCTCCCGATCTCGGCGATATTGTACCTGGGTTCGAAGAAGTAATGCTGGCTTCTGTGTGCGAAGTGGACGAGGATGGGAAAGCGCTGCCGATCTATAAGCCGCGCTATCGTGCAGATTTCCCGGCAGACCACGACTTCTGTAAGCGCCTGGACCGTAACGACAAGGCCCGTCGCGAGTTGCGCGCGAAGTATGATGCGTTCAAACTAACCGTTACCGGTGTACTGGACCTGCACAATACTGACAAGAAGCTGATTAAGGCATGGCCTGAAGTCGAGCAATTCATCCCGTACCCGGACAAGCCAAAATCCACGGCAGTGGCGCTGGACGTGAAAACACTTAACGAGATTTGCGGCATTCCGCGCTAACGAAAAGGGGCCATTACGGCCCCTTAATTATTTGCTGCAACTCCAGCACCTGCGCCCTTAGCTTCGCCCCGCATTCCATATTTTTCACGTCAATCATCAAATCTTCGTCGGGGTCTGCGGACGGGCTATCGAACTTGCACGGCGGTCGCAGTGCCGACTCCGTTAGCGGCATCAACGGCACGCTGCTTGATCCGCACGCGCTCAGCGTCAAAACTACAATCAGGGCGGTTAGGGCGCGTAACATATTTAACAACCTCTTTTGTGATAGTCCGGTATTCCACGTCGCGGGCTTGTTCTGCCTGCACGGAGCGCTCAATTACTTTAGTTTGCTGCCGTTGGGCTTGGGATTGCGCTTCTTGCGCCGCTCTCGCCACAACGCCAGCGCGGTAGGAATCACCCAGCCAGAAGCCAACCGCCAGGCCGATAACCAACCCGATCGCTGCGTATTTAATCACGCCATAACCCCCGGTTTTTAAGCTGTGCAATAGTCATCAGTTCGCCAGAATCGGTAAACATCTTCGGCACTTTCACACCGCGCATAATCTGGTCGGCGCGTTGCACCCCGTATAATTCCTCCAGGATGTGGCGCGGCTGGCGCTGCACCCAGGAGAAGAAATCAGTCTGCGCGTCGACCTGCTCACTCAGCAACCTACCCGCGTCAGCCTTCAGTGCCGGACGCTTACCACTGGGCCAATCTTCCATGCCCTTAACTTTCCACGTCTCCGTCGAACGGCAGCAATAATGTAGCTTGCCCGGACCAGCGCCATATTGTGACCCAGCCACCACTTTCCCGCCGCGCTTTCCTTTGGTGTCGGGAGTGACGTCAACAGGATAAAACAGGCGATCGCGTAGCTGGCACATAGGGGAGGTATGAGCGTCCAATGTAGCCAGCCATTGGCGACCTTCGAGAATATCGTCATTAGCTTTCACCATTAATTCGCGGGCGGTCGCCGCATAGTGGTTGACTGCGGACTTAACCACGCTTGAAATTGCCTGCGCACTACGACCGCCGAGCGCGCGCCTCACGTCCGCAATAATTTCCATAGTCGGCTTTCCCTGGATGAAGCCAGCGCGCACCTGATTACCGATCTGCGTCCTGGTCCACTCAGAGAGTGAGTCAGGCCATTGCATCATCGTATTACCCTGGAACGGGTTTTTCATCGCCGTCGCTGCAATCTGCGCACCGGTCACAACACCCACTACCTCGACAGCGGGTACGGCGACCGCTGGCTGGATCGCTGCCGTTAGTGTATCAGCAAGATAATCAGCCTCCGTGTCGGCGAACTCCTGAAGGCTTTCAGCCAGCGCCTTAAACTCGGCGCGCAGTTCCGTTTTGACGGTCTTGTCGAGTTGCGTTAAAAGTGTGGTAAGTGCCTTGTTGCTCATGGACTTTTTACCATCAAGTAACTCGGTCAACTTACCCAGTAAAGCGGGCCGGAACTTCTCCCACATAGCCAGCACCCTTCGCGCCTGGTCGTTGCTCAGGCGCTGGGTGAAGATGTGACGGCGGATCATGCGATCCGCCATATATTGATTAATTGTCTTCGCCATTGTCCGCTACCTTGTCCGGGTCTTCTTCGGTAGATTCTACCGCATCGGGGGACATTTGAGGCAATGGATTCTGATTTCGCAATTCGTCTTCCACCTGCTCGACGGTTTGCGAGTCGTCGATGACGCCCTGTGCCATCATCCACTTGATGAAATCCGCCAAGCGGACCGTGCCAGTCTGCACACCCGACATCATCGCGGTCATAAGCTGCGCATCAACCGTGATTTCAGTGTAGAACTTGTTCAGCGTCACGCGCTGGTCGGCGGTGTCGCCCGTGAATAGCTGCACGATTTGCAGCGCACGGTTGAAAGCCTTTTCAACGTTACCGGCGATAAGCGACAGGATACTGTTATCAGTCTGCGCATCGTAGGCCGCCTCGGTTGCCGTCTTAGGTGCGGTCCCCTTCTCAACTAGGGCCGCGCCCAGTTTAGCCATTTGCAATTCGCGTCGCTCACACAGTGCAACAGACAAGTTGCGCTCCTCGGCCTGAATAAGTTTAGCGTCCATGTTCTGACCCAGGATAACGCCCTTAGTAGCTCCGAGCGCGATGCCGCCTTTCAGGTTTTTGTCCGCCCATGATTGAGTCAAGCCAGTCGCAACCAGGGTAGGTTGGCCCACGATGTGCGCGATCTCGGCGACGTCCGCTTCGGCGTTGTAGTGCTTAATGTTGATGGATGCGATATCTGCCAGCGGAGCGGCGTCTGGCGTCGCGTTGTTGTCCACCGCGCCACACCAGCAAAACGGAAGTTGTGTCAGCGCATTACCGGCGGCATCCACCAGCGGCACCAGGTCGGTGCGGGTGAATCCACGCGGCAAGTCCATTTGCACCTCTGACGTGTCCGCGTTATAAAACCAGCGGCGGGCGTGTGCGGCACCGTTAATCATGCGAAGCTCGGTCCAGATTGTTACTTCGTGGTTTGCGAAGTCGTCCGGGTCTTCGGTGCTGATTTCGTCTGTTTCCTTCAGCACAATTAGCGTATCGACGCCGTGGGTCTGCCGCCAGTTGATGATCTGTTCTGCCGTGTACAGGCGGATAAGTGGGCGGTGTGACGCCATCTCAGCGGCTGTCTGCGGCACTACGTTACCCAGTTCATCAAAATGCGCCTGGCGATCGTAGTCCACCATAAAGCCAGCACGGCCTGATTGCAGCACTTCCGACATAGCACCGCGCAAGAGTTGCGGCAATGGCATACCGCTGCCGTCTACGTCGTCAATCAGGTCAGCCATTGCCCCGGAAAGGTCGAGACTCACCGGTTTTGCAAAGGCAACGCCCAACAGCGCGTTAAGTGTACGTGCGGTGGCGTTCAGGAATACAGCGCGTTGCTTATACGCCTTATATCTCGCCCGTGCTTTCGGGTCAGTGTTGTCGCCACTGGCTGGGTGTGGCAGGTATAAGGGGCCGCACGCCTTCACGGCGCGCTCCCCTGCTACACAGTCACGGATCATTTTCCACTCTGGCGCGATGCGCGCATATAGTGGGTGCTGGTTGTCAACGTTAACGGTCATGGTCGTTTTCCTTAGTAGAAGTCTACAGTTGGAACAACGGCGATCGGACGAATCACTGGGAACAGGTGCGCAATTGGATAGCCCGCGGCATCGTTCATGTGGTCCACCCCAGCGGTTTTATCCGGCTCGCCTTTCTTCAGGTCGTAAACCTGCTGTTCCAGGCATTTCGCTAGTGTAGGGCATTTATCCAGGTTGACAAAATACTGGCGCACGCCCTTCGAGTTGCACATCATCGTATTCATCGCGATTAATCGGTCTTTCACAGGCGGGTTAACGCTGTCGTATTCCACCTCGAAGCCCGCGTCTTCCAGTTGCGCGATATCGGACGACGATGCGTTGACAGTCTTGCGAGACTTACCACTGCTATCCGGGTAAACGACAACACGACCGGCAGCACAATGATCGGGGTAGCGCTCCTCGATCGCCTCAATCATAGCCGGGGTATCAAACAGGTCCACAAATTCATCCACTGCGTGGATCTCGTCGCGGAACTCCTTGTTCTCGGTGATGCGCTGCCGTCTGACGTACACAACCGCCGCCATTTTCGTGACGTTAAAGTCCATACCGATAATCAGCGTGTCCTCCGGCTGCACTTCTTCGGTGCTGGCGTTCTCCTCTCGGTTGAACATCTTGTAAACCGCGCCCGACGTAAGGTTAACAAACAGGCCGTTCAGGTACGCGTCTATCAGGTTAGCTGGGTATTGACTACGCAGCGTGTCGATAAAGTCTGCCGGTAAATGGTGGTTGTCCGTGGTCTTCGCCCGGATCAAGCGTTTCTGGTTGTCTTTCTCCACCTCGAAAATTTGGTACATCGCCCGGTAGCCTTCCGGCGTAGACACGATGACAAACTGGCGCACCAGGCCCGCACGCAGACGACCGAGCAATTTGTGATACGCAGCAATTGCGACGTCCTGCTTAGTGGTGTCGAACTCATCGGCGACAATCCACGCGGCGTTAACCCCGATAAGGCGGGTATAGTTCTCCATTGACTCACAAATAACGCGCGTCCATTTTCCTTTCACCAGCACGCTATAAATCTTGTCCTGCTTATTGAACTTCCACCTGAAGCCCGCCTCGTTGAATGCCTTTTCCAATTCTGGGTACATGATTTTAACCAGAAGTGGAATAGTCGGTTCTGTCACGATGCCATCATGACCGGGGTTCAGGGTTAAAAGCTGGATGACCTTTCGCGCTGCAACCCACGACTTACCGCCGCCGAAGCCGGAGCACAGGCCGAGTATTTTAGTCTTCGTATCCCGTAGAAGTTCTACCTGGTGCGGTAGGCAATCAGGCTGATACAGGCGGACGGCCTGCGCAACGCGTGTCGGGCGCGGCGGTCGGTTTCGCTTTGCGATCGCTCGTTCAAGGGCGCGATGTTCTGCCGCATAGTTACGCATTAATCACCCTGGCCTTTGCCGGTAGGCTCCACAACGACGTCGCCGTTATCATCTTCGTCATCATCCAGCGGAATATCGTCGCGGACGCCGTGGTTGGCTTTAAGCAGGAACGTAGCGAAGCCCGCCGCTATGGTAACGCCGCCAGCTTCCATCAGGAAGGTTTTCTGTAGCTCCATAGCGTCAGCCATCGCCTCGGCGAACTCCTCATGCGCGCGCGCCCAGCGATACAGGCAGGCGACGCCTACGCCAATCTTTGCAGCGAAGCGACCGAAGGTAGGCATCATGTTGCGGGGAATTACTTGCGCAGCACCCTTGTCGGAGTAGTTAACTTGCCAGGCTACGGCATCGGCAAAATAGCGACGAAGCTGATCACAATAAACGGTGCGGTAGTCGGTAGGGCGCCCACATTTGCCACCCCTACGGCGCTTGCCGTATTCGATCTCCGGCCCGAGATTGGTATGTTCTGTTTGCTCGCCTGGTTTACGGCGCGGGGTAACTGCTACTCGTCCGTCCAGTTTAGCGCGACGGCCCTTAACTTTGATTTCTGCCATGATATAAGCCCTTTTGTGCATATGCGCCGACCATCGGCAACATAGGAGACGGCCCTGCCATCTAAGGGGATTATAACAGGCACAAAAAAGCCCACCAAATCGGCGGGCTAGGAGGGTTAAACGGGGCGACCGTAGTATCGGGTTAACATGCTTTCTACTTCGCTTATTGCACCTTCTGTGTAGCGTATTTGAGATAGTATCTCGATCCGCTCACTGATAGACATGCCTATTGCCGCTGCCGTTCGTTCGAATCGGCGCAAGCCTTCGAGTTGTTTGCGTAGCTCTTTCAGGCGGGTGGCCTGCGTGCTCATGAATACTTGTCTAATCATTTCAACGTTCCCAAGTCGCGTAGAATATCAACAATCGTGTCCGTGTATCCTTCGAATTGCATTTTAACGCCGCGGTCGCAGCATTCCACCCGGCAGCACTTCCCGCCATCGTATAATGTGACTTTTACGTGTTCATCGCGCGCCATAAGGCGGATTAACTCAGCCATTTATCACCTCACAAATAACCATACCAATGAATGCTGCGGTGGACCATATTGCCAACACCCAAATATCATTACGTGCCATAGTGTAATACTCCTCTCGTTGATTGGTAGCAGTATGGTCCGATAGTTGGTTGCAAGTCAAGCAATAAAAAGCCCGCCACTGCGGCGGGCTTGCCCATTACTCCGCGTTTGCCACAGTTACCGTTTTGCGGCCCGACACCCCGCTTCCATCCTTAGCTACCCAAATAATATCGACAGATCCGGGGACTTTACCTTCGATATTGCCGGAGGCATCCACGGTGGCAATGGTCGGCGACCCGCTGACCCACACTCCGGACTTATTGGTCGCCTCTGCCGGTTGTACCACCGCAGTAGCCTTCGCCGGGGTGCCTATTGTAACCGCCTCGGGAGCTACCGTTACCGTGGCGCTTGTCACTTTCACCTCTGCTTTCGGACCTGGAAGGCTTGCGCCAAACACCCCGGCATGGCTGATGGTGTCCGCAATGATACGACGCGCTTCAGCGTCGTCCGTTTTAGCCAGCGCGTCGAGCGCGTCGGCGTTATGATCAAGAATACTTTTTAACATACTGTGTTACCCCGTATTATGCTGCGTTACGTCCGATTTTCTCGGCAACGTCCCACTGCTTTCCATCGAATAGCGCTTGTCTGCCGATTGCACGACGGACAAGCCCCTTGAGCACTGCCCCGCCTTGCTTGCGGAATTGTGGCAGCGTAGCACGGACCTTCGCCCAGTCACCCAGGCGGATCGCATCGTCGAAGTCTCCGGCGACGTCGTCCGGCATGATCGGACCAGGACCGGCATTGATAACCAGGTCCACCAGCGCGTCGAATTGCGCCTGGTTGATGCTCGGGTGTGCGTACTTGTTTACCCAGTTCTCGGCATACGCCACGTCGCGCTTGAGTAGCTCCAGTGCTTCCGCACGGGTAATGCTCCGCGGCGGATTAGTGCCGGTGTGACCATAGCCCCAGGTATACAGGCCGCGGGCCTGCTCTTTCTTAGTCGCGAAATACGGCACTGGGCTGAATTGCTCCCATGCTGCCGTAAATCTTAGACCGTTGTCACTGAATCGCATGTTTTACCCCATTCAAAACAGCATTACGCAGTGTGCGCAATGCAAATAGCCAGATTAACGCGGTCCAGGTGGTGTCAGATACGTCTCCTGTTTGCAACAATCCGATAATACAGACCATCGCCGTTAGCAGATATAACACCCGACCGAAGAAGCCATCCTGAACGGACGGCGCATACACGTTAAACAGGGACGAAGCCCCGATGATAACAAACAACAGGACGGAGATAATCATTTTGCACCCCCCGGAAGTCGGAGCGACGCAATAGTCTCCCTGATCCGGTCGGCGATTGGCATCCAGAAGATCGCGGTTACGAAGCCTAAACCGGCGACAGTGCGCTCACCCGACAAACCAGCCCACTCAGCGATAGCCGGTGCGCCAAATATGGCACACAGGAAGCCAACTACAACATACAAAACGAAGTTTAGCGGCCCCTTCGTAGCCTCACCATGAATGCGTGCGCCTACGAAGCCACCCGCCAGACATGCCAGGGCGAATAGCCACTCGTTTAGCTTATCCATAAAAAAAGTCCCAGTAAGTTTTATCTCACTGGGACTATATCACGCTTGCATAATTAATCGAAAACGGACCACTTGCCGACGCCTTTCCACTCCCACCCGGATGATCGGACGGCCTCGAATGTTCGCCCGCCTATCATATCCCGATACCACAGCCACCACATGCGCAACCGGGTCGGGTGCTCCGTGATGCCACGGCGATTGTATATCTGGAACGTCATGCGGGTAATGCTGGCGGCTTCCACAGCGGGCCATACCAGGAATACCCATATTGCGCCCAGCACTCCCGTAACCAGGCATAACATGCTGTCCATACCAAACCAATAAATCAAATCGTGTAGCATCGTATTGCCCCCTCTGGTTTGCCAATATGGCGCGCCCAGGCGCGCGCCACGAAGTAATTGCGGAACACTCGCCCGCCTATCTCAAAGCGGTTGTGCATCAGCATATCACGGATCGTCGCACTCATTTCAGAATCACCGAGCGCGGGTCGATGGCTTTCATGCTGCCGTCTCGTTCTACCCGGATGAATCCAACGCCGTATTCCTGCGCATGGCGCTGTGCGTTCGTCACGGCATCAAAGCGATTGACGATTTCGTGTACGGCACGACCCATCTTCGCTTGCACCTGGTGGGCGTCGTAGGTTGCGTATGCGGGCTGTGACTTGCGGAACTCTACGCGCTCATGCGGTTGGCGTTTGCGCAGGCTGTATTTGCGGCCCACGCGCTCATAGTGGATTAGCCCGAAGTACGTCATACCCCTCTGTATGTTACCCGCAACGCCACCCACGCGCGTCTGCATACGAAGGCCGTGCCGGTAGGTACACTCCACGATCCATAGCTGCCCGTCGCGAATATCACGCAGCACATCGCCGCGCTCGATATCGTGAGTTAGTACGTCGTACCCCTCCGGCAGATTTGCCTTAGTCGTCATACACTCAAGGCCGCTGTGAACGTGGCGCAATCGCACGTATTTGGCCATGGTCTGGATCGGCCTCATTAGGTAGCCATCGCGCTTGCGGCGGAATAGTAATTTCATTGCTCAGTCTCCTCAATCTCGTCGACAGTCTTCGTGTCCCCATCGCACACCGTAGCGATGCCGTCCATCTCATAGTCCGCTATGCAAGATAACAGGTCTACGAATTGCTGCGAATACCCTGCCATCAGCGTTATTTGCATTGGCGTCATTTGCTCAGTCTCCAGTGTTTGCCTACCTGCTCAACGGCGGGCTTCCGGCGTAATGTAATACGGATCCCCATTGGTTGCAAGGAAGTCCGCACCCTGAAATCGTGTTGTGCTGCAAACTGGTGCAAGTAGCGAGTCTGCGTCAGTGGCTTTACGTCGTCGCGATAGCACCAGTACACAGAATCCCCCGCATTCGCATTCTTAGCCCCTATTCGTATGCAATGCAGGGGGATATGCCACGAAAGCTGTTTTGCGCGTCTACGGGTCATTTTGGCCTCTTATTTCGCAAGCTGGGCGAATAGCTCACGCTGGGCTTTAATCCGGGCAACGTTTGTCACTGCCGTCTCGCCGATCCCGAAGCGATACGCCAGGCGTTCACGGGCAAATGCCATAGCATATTCGCAGATTGCCACGCGCAGCGGTTCCAGTTCGTCCAGGCTGGCAAACATATCGTCGAACGCGTTCATGATTCCCTGCTGGGCCAGGATGACAGCCTGGCGCGCGTCGTCTGCGTTGCCGTTAGTGTGTTTTGCTTCATACAGCTTCGCCACAGCCATTGTGTAATTCCAGATTAATGCTCTCATCGTTCAGTCCTCATGTTGGTGTGCGACCAATATATCCAGGTGCCAGGCTGAATGCAACCAATATTAATCACGCGCATGAAAAAGTTGATCGCTATCTGCTGTGACTGCAAACTGCATTTTTCACTCTCCATTATCCAACCTGCATTGGTTGCCGAGATCTACCCTCGACGCACTTCGCATCAAGCTGCCGTGTATTTTGCAATCCCCGGATTTTATTCAGTCTCAGACGAGGGGGGCCGTTGACCCCCGTCTAGTCTGAAAGACTGGGGTGCTGTCCCGCTGTCCCGCTCCTCCGGAAGCCGCGCCGTCCGGGGCGGGACTGGGGTGCTGTCCCGCTTTGTCCCGCCCTTTGTTTGTCCCGTTTTCTGTCCCGCTTACTTTATGCAGTTTTATTGCATAACTATTCATTATAGCTACACTACACGGCAACCAATACGACCAGATAAAAACACCCAAAATGGCAACCAATGCGCGCACAAATTAACATTTTAGCGATATGGGAATTCCCATATCGGCAACCAATGCGCGCAAATTTTAATCTTTTAAGTCATCATCGGTCGCCGAAAGCGTGATGGGTATATTCGTTTTTATGACAATATTCGACGACCCATAGATGGCTCCGGTGTGTGGGTCTGTATAAAAACCGAGTACGCCGCGCTCGACCATATCGTCTATTGCCTTCGTCGATGTGCCACCTTTTGCCAATCCCGCCTGGCGGACAATTGCCGATTTACTGAATCCGGTATGGTCCGGGTTATCTTCCATCAGTTTTTCCAGTGCCGCATAAAGCACTTTCTCTTTTTCGTTGCGCGGTCCGGCGGCGTTCTCTTCCTTAACTGCGGCTTTGCCCGCGGCCTTCGCCTGTTCGATGGCGAACGGTGCCAGGGCGACCGGTACGAGATACAGAGTCTCGTCGCGTGGCGTGGATGCGATAGGCTTGACGTCCCAACCGGCAACCACGTCGCCGAAGTCAGGTCCGGTGCTGGTGGACTGGTGGGCTTCGAACGCTTCGGACTTGCGGAGATCCACCTTAACCTTGCACTTGAGCAGGACGAAGCCGCGCGGCGCTTGCTTGATGCCGTTACGTGCCTTTTCGTGATACAGGTTCAATTGGCCCGGCTGATTGTCGTCCGGTTGCTCCAGGAAGAACGCAGAATCGACAGCGCCATGCAGCGCGCCGGACCCACGGGGAGATCTGCTGCCGTTCGCACCCTTCGCCGGGTGGTGGATGACGCCCGCACTGCCGCCGGTATTTTCCGCAATGGCCTTCAGCGCTTTGACCACTTCGCCCATATCGCTGGCGTTGTTCTCGTCGAATGGTTTGGTATCCGCTGACCGCAGCGCAACAGTCTGGTTGAGTGAGTCGAATGCCACCAGGCCAACCGGCTCCCCGTTAGCTGTGCGATTGATAAAGCTGATAACTTCGCGCAAGCCTGATTTGCTGGTGATATCCCAGCCGCGTGATTGCAGATCGATAATGTGCAGCTTGTCCAGGTCGTGCTCATATTTGATCTGCAATGCTTCCTTACGCTGGTTGGAGGCTTCCCCACCTTCCGCATCGAAATAGAAGCAATGAGACTGGACGACCTTCGCACCACCAAACGGAATACCGGCGGCAACCGCGCCCATTTGGCCCAGCACGTAGAACGATTTACCGATGTTCGACTCACCAGCCATATACCAGGTCGATTTAAAGTTAATCAGCCCCTCGATGATCGGGTCGTGCTTACTGAACAGCGCAACCGGCTCGTTGTCCAGGTCTGCGTCCGTACATCCGCCGTACTCGTCGCCGTCGCCAACCGCATCAACGATATGTTCATAGCACGATTCCACTTCCTCGTCGTCCAGTCCAGGAAGGATGGCGGCGATTTGCTTACGTGACATGTTGTGCGGTTCGACGTTCAGGTGGTCCGGGATCCCGATAAGACGTAGCGCCAGGTGCTGGTGTCTGTTCAATTCCGAGCAACACTCGTTGCCGGTGTGCATACACTTGAAACGGATCTCGCCATCCTTAACCATGATCGCGGTGGACCCTTCGCCGCTGTGCAGGTGTTCGTTCGGGCATGGCACTTCATAACCACGACCGGACGACAGCGGTTCGAATCCCGCCTGGAAGCACCAATCCAGAATACCGTCCGCCACGCCGTCATCGCCCTGGGTTAGTTCACGGCGTACTTCCTCTTTTTCCACCCCCAGCTTATCAGCCAGGCGAAGCAGACGACGGACGCGGGCACGTTTGCCGTAGTGACACTTAACAACCGATTGTTGGTGTGGCAGGTACATCAGGCGGTTTGTGTCTTTCGTGCAATCGTCGAAGTCCACATCTGACAGACCCAGTTGGTGTAATAGTGCATACTGGACGCGGCCCAGGTCTTCAGCCGGTACAGGCTTGTCAGTGAGCACCAGGAAACGGGCGCAACGCGTGCCGCCCTTCAGCGGGTGGCGGTCGCCGGTGGTGGTGTGAAATACGTGTTCCAGACCCGCGTCGATGAACGCCTTACGGCAGCGGCGCAGGGTGCGGGTGTCGGTGCGGTCAATATCAAAGAACAGGATCGAGCGGTCCACCGCACTGGTTTTACGACGCAATCCATCACTGGTATACGCCACGATGCCATCGGCCTTACGCTTGCGGCGCGCATACTCGGCTTTATCTTCCGTCTTGTTGATATGCACCGAGGAGATTTCTTTCGCATCTTTGATAAATTCGAAAAACTCATCGGTCGTCATCTGGAAGTTTTCCGCCCTGGCTTTTTCGCCTTTTTTAGCTGGTTTTGTTACAGCGAATTTAATTAAGCTCATTGCCGCGGCCTTACTTAGAAGTTTTATTATTGCGTACCCAGGAGCGAACTGTGCTCTGATTAATTCCGGTCAACTCAGCAATCATCGCCCAGGATTTGCCCTCGGCGCGCAAACGGATAACCTGCTTTTTGTATTCTTCCATTTCTTCATTGTGTTTTTGCAGCTTGCTTGCTGCTGTACCGTTGAGTAGTTCCAGCCTGGCGCGCAATTCTTTTTCGGTAAGCCGCAGTCGTTCGATTTCAAATAACACAGCCCCTACGGCATCGGTGTATGCCCATGACCGGCTTGTCTCACTGCAAACAGTCTTCGTTAACATTTCGATTGCGTCGTTTACATTCATTGCTCTGCCCTCAGTTGGTTAATGACCAACGAAACTACACCCAAAACTGCACGGTGTCAAATCCTTTGTATATTGAAACGGGCGCGCACGCGTGTAATAATAATTCCCGTCTCATTGTCTCTTATTGGTTAGCGCCGTCGCATTTTGCCTCGGCGCTTTTTTTTTGAAATTAGTTGTTGACACCCATCCTGCAACCAATCTATTATTCACCCCGTCGACAGAATGCAGGACGCAAACTGGAGAGGGGCAACGCAGGGGCCGGATCGAAGTGTCAGGATTCCCAACCGTGATTATATAACCAGGTCCACTACCCGAACGGGAGAACGCGTAACCTGGCAATATGTTAAGGCCACCGACGAAGTTAACTGCCGACACCTAAACTTAACCAATCGGAGATATACCATGTTTGAGCAAATCGTAAACCTGATCACTCGCGGCGTAGTAGCACTGGAAACCATTGCAAAGCATTATGAAACCGTTGGCGCTGCCGTTGGTAAACAGGAAGATAAGAAGCCGTCTAAGGCCAAAAAAGAAGTTGTCGAAGATGACGACGACGATGCCGAAGACGAAAAACCGGCTAAATCTAAAAAAGCACCGGCGAAAGGTAAGGCCAAAAAAGAAGTTGTCGAAGATGACGACGACGATGCCGAAGACGAAAAACCGGCTAAGTCTAAGAAAGCACCGGCGAAAGGCAAAGGCAAGAAAGATGCCGATCCGCTGGCGGAGATGCGCGACGAAATCAAACAGTATGCCGCGATTATCGCCGGTGGCGATGACGACGATGCGAACGACGAATTCGACGACCTGCTGGAATCGTTCGAGGTCAAATCAATCGCTAAGCTGGAAGATGACGACGTCGAAGACTTCCACAAAGAGCTAAAAGAAATCGTCGAAACTTATTTCGAACTGGAAGATTAATATTATCCGGCCCGCTAATCTGCGGGCCTATTTTTAGAGGACGAGACAATGGCACGCTTCACGCTAATCGAGGCGGTGGACTCCCGCGACCAGCGCCCGTACTATTGGCTATTCGAACGCATCGGCAGCTTTCAGTCACGCGTTGCTGTAATAGATAAACGCCGTAACACCCCAGCGCAAATTAAGCGCACCACCTTTACTAACCCCGACTTTTATATTTGGGCGGATTCCAATCTGGAATATGTTCGCTTCGCAGTTGCATCCGAAGCAAAAACAATTGACCGCTGGGAGACAAAATAAATGGCTATATTCTTTGTTTTATTTCGTTGCCGTATTACCGGCGACGAGCAACCAGAAATCGTTATGAATCAAAACTGGAATTGCTGCTGGATGCAAGCCCGAGGACTGGCGGCTACCATGAACAATGCCGCGAAGCGTGCCAATATTGAACACGATTATTACATTGCTCAATTTTCAAGGGTGGAATAATGGCGATTAAACCGAAGCGCAAAACACAATCTGGTAGTAATACGGAACATTCATTACTCGGGCCATCCGGTGCTAAAAAATGGATGGGTTGCCCCGCCGCCCTGGTGGTAGAACAGGGTATCCCGAACGAATCCGGGCAAGCGGCGATTAACGGTACGAGTATGCACACCGTATCTGAAGTCGTGCTCAACCGTATTATCGCCGGTGAGAAGCTGATAACAGCTAAGACGTACAAAGGGTGTTACGTCGAGAACGAAGGTAAGGGGCCGGTAAAGGCCCACCCGAAAGCACCGAAAGGCGGCGTACTGGTCAACGACGACATGGTGAAACAGTGCGACGCGTACATCGACCACTGGCGACCGCTCCTAGAAGTGGCGGAGTTTGTTCAGCTTGAGATGCGCGCCGATCTCACCCGCGTCCTACACTCAGGCTTCGAGATCGACGGCAACAGGATTAAAACGTTCGGTACTGCCGATATGGTTATGGTCATGAAGAAGACCGACGGCACGTACATGCTGATTGTTGGCGACCTGAAGACGGGACGACATAAGGTCGAGGCGAAAGAAAACAAACAGCTTATGTTGTACGCGCTCGGCCTGCTGCGCAAGCTGCAAACCATGTACGACATTACAACCGTGCGCCTGGTTATCTTCCAGCCGTATTGCGGTGGGGCGTCGGAGTGGGATATTTCGGTAGAAGCCCTGGAGATATTCGCGAAGTTTGCGTCCAAGCGTGCTGTCGCCGCCCTGGAAGCGTACTCCCGCGGCAAAAAGGGACTCACCCGTGCCGACTTCCGACCGAGCGTTGATGCGTGTCAGTGGTGCCGATTTGCGGATCAGTGTAGCGCCCGCGCTAAGGCCGCAATCGACACGATGACCCCACCAACGGCAACAGACGAAGACCTGGGCGACGACGTAAGTATTGCGACAGAGGAAGAATGCACCAATCACGACCGCAATATGGCCCGCGAAGCCCGCAAAGCAGCACGACGTGCGAAGCGTGGCAAGAAAGAAGCGGCCCCCGGTGCTATGACCGCCGCGGAACTGCGCAAGGCATATGAAGGTCTGGACGCAATGCGCCAGCACATCAAGGCTATCGAGTCCGCGGTATTCAAGGCGGTTATGGCTGGCAATGGTGAATCGCTGGGCCTTAAGATGGTTGCCGGTAAGGAAGGGACCCGCAAGTGGGCCGACGAAAGCGAAGTGATAGAAATCTTCACGAAGGCCCGGATCAAGCGCGATGTGATGTACAAAGAAACATTGCTCAGTCCTACGGATGCCGAGAAGGTACTGAAGGACGAGAAGCCGAAAGTGTGGGCGAAGTTGTGTGATAAAATCACGCGCGCACCGGCTAAACCGGTATTAGCACCAATTGACGACCCGCGCCCTGCGTGGTCTGTAGCTACTGACGAGGACTTAAGCAATGAATAAAGTATTCGCAATCTTATTGATGTTTTTGCTCGGCGCGCTGGGCTTTATCCTGCATTGCGTGCAAGGCGTGTTAATGGTGGCATGGATGATTCGTCATCCAACCAAATGGCTGGATGACGGTTATAGCGACGCTGCCGTAGAATGGGTGGAGAAGAACATCAACCGCCCGCCGTTAAGCTGGATCGAGAACGCGACCAACTACGTTACCAGAAATCTTTTTAATGAAAATGCTTGACCGCTCAGGCGCAACCAAGTAGATTAGCAACCAAGCCGGACGGGGTGGCTCACAATAACCCCGATACATGTAAAAATGAGGAATTGGAAAATGGCTAAAGTCAACCTGAAAAATGTGCGCGTATGCTTCCTGAAAATTTGGGAACGTGATACCCCTAAACAGGATGGACAAAAACCGGCATACCGTGCCGTGATTCTTCTGGATAAAGAAGATCCGCAGGTGGACAAAGTGGAAGCGGCAGCGCGCGCAGTGCTCACCGACAAGCTGAAATCCGAGAAGAATGCCGATAAGTGGATGGACCGCCACTACGCCCAGGATTCTAAGGAATGCGCAGTGCGCGACGGCGACGAGCGCGATGAGGTAACCGAAGAATTCGAAGGCATGTTGTATATCAACGCCAAATCGTTCAAACAACCGATCATTCAAACGTCACTCGGCGAGAAGCAGACTGAACAAGGTCTGACCATCGACGGCGACGAGATTGAAGGCCAGGAGATCTACTCTGGTTGTTATTGCAACGTGTCCCTTGATATTTGGGCGTGGAACAACACCAACGGCAAGGGACTCGGTGCTGGCTTGCTGGGTTTACGCTTCCGAGATGACGGTGAAGCCTTCGGCGGTGGCGGGTCTTCTTGCTCCGATGAAGACCTGGACAACGACGACGACGAAGACGAAGCACCGCGCAAGGCTAAGAAGTCAAAACGTCGTGATGACGATGATGAAGATGACAAGCCGCGCAAGTCCAAGAAATCCAAGCGCCGCAAGTCCCGCGATTACGAAGATGAGGACGAAGACGACGAAGACGAAGCACCACGTAAACGTCGCCGCCGTTAAGGGCAAAGCCCACTATTCAAGCCCGCTTAATGCGGGCTTTTTAATAGGACAATGAAAAATGCGTATTAAAGCCAGCGAAGTAAAAGTCGGAATGCAAGTATGGTCCAAGCTGCTGGGGGAATATTTCACAGTTGCCGAGATTAGAAACAACGGCGAAGAGATTTCCCTGTCTGACGGCATCTTCTCCATGATCGGCAGCGCTGACGCCGTAGTGAGGATAAAGCAATGAAAGACTTCGAACGCCTGTTTCTCGACACCGAGACATTTAGCGGGGTGGATCTGAAGAAAGTTGGGGCGTACGCCTACGCAGAGCACCCAACCACCGAGATTATGATTTGCACATACGCCATCGACGAGGGCCGCGTGCAGACATGGGATTGCACTGAATCCCCAACAATGCCGCGTGAACTGCGCAAGGCGCTCCGCCATGTATCCCGCAAGAAAGCAAAAATAGTGATGGCTAACGGCCTCTTGTTTGACCGCCTGGTTATCCGTGAGAAGTGGGGCATCGACCTGCCGGTAAGCCAGATCGAAGACACCATGATTATGGCCTTTCGCCACGCGCTGCCCGGTAGCCTCGATATGCAGTGCCAGGTGCTGGGCGTTGACGCAGAGCACGCTAAGGATAAGGCAGGCAAGGCGCTGATTAAACGATTCTGTAAGCCTACCCCTAAGACCTACAAAATACGCCGCTACACTCGCGAGACTCACCCAGAAGAATGGGCCAAATTTTTGCGCTATGCCGCGCTGGATATTATCGCAATGCGTGAAGTCTACTGGCGCATACCGGACTGGGGTAATACTCCGAAGGAAGATGAAATCCTGCATATAGACCAGTTGATCAACG